ATAAATCAACATCTTGTTCTTTTAGTTTTACATCAAAACCTAATTGAGCAAATTGATTTACTATCTGTATTTTTTGTTGGGCAAAACTTAACCTAGTGTTTTCAGCCTTTTCTTCTGGCTGAGGTAAGTGTAAATCATAATCAGTTACACCAAAAGCTTCTAATAGTTGTGGGAAAACTTTTTCATGAAATAGTCTTTGGTCTCCTTCAACTACCCTACTCATAACTACTAATTGTTGCGTCTGAGTAGACATTCCTCCAAAGGCTTCCGGGGCTCCCTGCCAAGCAGGAGTAACACCCCACATAGCTGCTACACGTTCTCTAATTTCATCCCTAACAGGCAGATAATCCATTTCGTTTAGAGTGTGGAATAGCCTTACCATGTCTACTCTACCTCTTTGGTTTCTAGCAGATACTGCTACCATAGGTATATAGTTTGGGTCCATTCTTGTTTGAGCTGCTATATGCTCTCGCTCTTTACGTAGACTCTCTGGGTCATCCGTAGTTACCATTAACATACTCGCAGGCATTTTTCTCTCGTAGAAATATCTATATAAGTTTTTATCCATACCTACTAAGGTCAAAGCCTTTTCAAATATAGTAAGTATTGGAGACCAACCATATGTTTCTGATGGGGCAAACTTAGATAAGTGAATAATTTCAGAATCCGTGAAGTACATGTGCTGACTTCTATGGTAATATTTATACATTGCAGGTTGTAATTTTACGTCACAATCTTCTTTCTCGCAAGTTCCTGCTGCTTCTTGAAGAACTTCCCTATGAATAGGGCAAAGAAAATGGGAGTTTTTAGGTAACCCAGCTTGGTCTAAATCAAATTCAACAAGTGCTGGATTAAGTCTTCTAATTTCTAGAAGTTTAGACCTAACCTCTCCTCCACCCATATCTTTGTATTCTTTAGCCAAATACAAAAAAGCATCGTCTAAAGAGTTCATGTCAAAGTGAAATTGCCTAAAAACTTCTTCCATACTCTGGTCAAACACGTTACAGTCTCGCAACCATTTAGTTAGTCTCTTACGTTGGTCAGTGTCTGGGTTTTCTTTATTAGGTACAATTTCTATACCCCTTCTAAATACTTCCCCTGTAATGTGTGTTAAAGGACCTCTGATTTCTTCAACCGATAAGGTTATAGTTTGAAGGTCTTGTACTAACTGTTGTCTGTACGCCATTTGATGACGCACCCATGTATTCACCACATGGTCAAGACCAACTGTAGGAGCCGCCCCAGTATCTCCCTGAGATTTCATAACATCTAATAAACTAATTTGTTTATTCAAATCAGCCATTGTCTGCTGCATTTGGGGGACTTGTGGTAGATATTCAGATAATTTCATTATTAATCCCTGCTTAGTTTAGTCATATCCTGCATGGATACTAACTTTAATATATTGTCCATCGCTTTCTCTTTTAGTTCAAACTCTTCCGAACGGGAAGCAGCTCTTTCAACAACATTTTTTTCTTTCGTTAGGTTACTTAATTTTTCCTCTAACTGTTGAATTTTTTTATTTTTTGTGTCTATTTCGTATTCTAACTCACTTGTGTCTATGTCAGAACCAAAATTTGCGTTCTCCAAAACGCCTAGACTAGCAGCTTCCTTTACTAAGGCAATAAATTGACCTTCTGATAATGCTACTACCGCTGGACTATCATCAGGGATGTCATCATCAGCTGTTAGCATCTTTAGGTCAGCATGCCAAGTGTCTAAAATTCTCCATGTATGCTTATCATCTTTAATAGCCACATACTGTTGACCGCCTTCACTCATCATATTACCTAATACCATAAACTTCTCCTAAAACTTTCCTGTCTTTATATTATACTATATTTTTTGTATTTATCTTCTACCTGACAGTTCTTGACGTAGTTGATTGTTTTCATGTACGTATTTCTCTGCTAAATCTGTGTACAACAGAGTCAACTTGTCTACTTTTTCAGTTAGAAGCAGTATCTTAGATTTCAATTCTTCTTGGCTATCTAAGATACTGGTTATACCTTTCATCTCTTCTTGATGGTTATAAAAGGTATTGTCAAATTCTTTACGTTGGTTATTATCCATTATGTCTCCTTATGCAATAAGACAAACACTATACCCACAAGACTTACATGTTTCACAGCCAGACTCGAAAACTACGTTTGGGGTGTCACAACAATTATGCTGCGGAACCCGGTAGTTCTCTCGCTTATCTATAGCTTGTTCTTCTATATCAAAACCATCTAATGGTAATTGGGAAGAATCTTTTTTATTCCCTTTTACTAACACTTCTTTTTCTCGGCTTCCCGCCCTATAAACAGTAATTCCCTTACATCCTTCTTTCCATGCTAACATATATGCGTTTTCAACATCTTCTTTAGTCGCACTGTTTGCGAAATTTATTGTCTTAGATATACCTGAATCTACGGCTTCTTGAAAAGCAGATTGCATTAGAACGTGGTCCTGTGGCGAAATAGTAGGAGCAGTAGCATAAACTGCCTTAGCCCACTCCGGTACTTCTGGAACAGTTTCTAGTGACCCTCCCTCAGCCAAATAATCCATCAAATCTTCAGAATAAAACCCATGTTTTTTAGCATCTGCCTCGAAGTATTTATTTACGTAATTCAGAGTTTTGCCTTCTAGTATATTTTGTTTTTTCCAAGCTAACGCAAACGTGGGTTCTATACCACTAGATGTGTCAGCTATCATTGATATTGTACCTGTAGGAGCAACTGTTAATCTACAGTGATTCCTATAAGCTTCTGTATCCTTATCGTAGTTACTATTATCCCATGCTGGGAAAGTTCCTCTAACCTTAGCTAGTTCTATTGACTCATCATCTGACCATTCTCTAATTTTAGCCATTACCTTTTCCCCTACTTCTCTAGCTAGTTTAGAATTATATGGTACGTGCATTTGTATTAGTAAGTCAGCAAACCCCATAACACCCAAACCTATTTTTCTAGTAGATTTAGTCATCTCTTCTATTTCTGGAGTAGCATATTTGTTTGCATCTATAACGTTATCTAAAAAGTGTACAGATGTTCTTGTTACTTCTTCTAAACGGTCCCAGTTAATTTTTTCATCCCAACCATGTGTAGGTCCTTCGGACTTTTGATAAAACTTAGCTAGGTTTATAGAACCTAAGTTACAGGATTCATTCCCTAATAAGGGCTGTTCCCCACAAGGATTAGTAGCAATCATCTCACCATATTCTTTTTGAACATGGTTATCTTTGTTAACTTGGTCTAAGAATATCATTCCGGGCTCTCCATTATTCCAAGCCCCCTCAACTATTTTAGTGAATACTTCTCTGGCATTCAATGCCCCAGTAACCTCGTTAGTTTTAGGATTTATTAGATTGTAATCCATGTTGTTCTCTACGGCTTTCATAAAGTTCGAGTCTACCCCTACTGAAATATTAAAGTTATGTATCTCACCCTCAACCTTTTTACAGTCAATAAAATCTAATATGTCTGGATGATATATGGACATTACTGCCATATTAGCTCCATCTCTCTTACCACCTTGGGTTATCATAGATGAAACTCTAGATAGTGTCTTTAGTACTTCTATTGGACCACAGGCAATACCATGTGTTGATTTTATTGCGTCTCCTCTAGGTCGTAGTTTAGACAAAGCGAACCCAGTACCACCACCAAATTTCTGAACCATAGCACTGTCTGTTGCTGCTTTCATTATACCTTCCATACTATCCTCTAAAGGTAATACGAAGCACGCTGATAAAGTACCTTGTTCAGTCCCTGCGTTCATCAATGTTGGAGAATTAGGTAGAAACTCAAGGCTGCTCATCATATTAAAAAAATCAGCTTCCGTAAGAGCAGATTCAACGTCCAGTTTCATATACTGTTTATCAATTGAAGCTACTGATTTAGCTACTCTGGTAAACATTTCAGCTGGAGTTTCTATAACATTATTAGAACCATCTTTCAATAAATATCTGTGATTTAATATCACTTCTGCTTGGTCGGTAATTACTGCTTTGTTCTCTGTTTGGGTCTTAATTTTATCTTCTAATGTCATTTTTATTTCTCCTCATATTTTCTTTTTATTGCCGATGACCACAGTATAAACACAACCCCCTCTCAGGGACCCAGAAATTGGCATTACACACAGTTTCCTTACACTGTGGGTTAGGAGCACTGTTAGCTCGTTCAACTTCATTAACCGGCTCCATTTGTAGTGGATGGGCTTTGTTTTCACTCTGGACTAAACCAGTTTGTTCATCACGTTGTTTTTGCCTACTCTCAGGGGTCTCACCGGGACTGATTGCATTAAACCAATCCGCTGCACTTCCCAAATCTACAAACTTATATGCTGTGTCATGAACCGCCTGTAAAGCCATTGCAATTGAGAAAAAGGCATCCCCATGTCCTAGAGGTGTGTCGGGTGCTTTCAATTCATTACTTACAGACAGTATCTGCTGCTTCTGTCTTTCGTCTTTGATTAACTTTATTTTACCACCATGAACAAAATTTTCAAAGACTGAAGCCATAGTATTTTTGCTTTTTTGAGAAAAATGCATTCCTCTCCATCTAGCATCTAAGCCTCTGTCTTCTAATTCTCCACGTGTGTTATCTATGTATCCTGAAGTTAAGTCAAAATTATCTGCAACCTCATTTAAATATTCTATTTGGTCTGAATAACTCCAACCATCTAAAAAAGAATGATGTATTTGTTCTATATATTCCCCACGTTTTCTAAAAATAACTAAGTGGGAGGGGTGTTTTTTCTTCCCTACATCAAAACCCCCAAAAATTTGGTCTCCAGTTTCCCAGTCCTTATATTTTTTAGTGGCTGGGACGGACCTTAATGTAGCATCCTCACATTTTTCAATATCTTCAGAATCAAAATAAGACTCTGTAGCAAAGTGAGGGACTAACATAAACTCAGACGCAAATGATTTAGGTCTAGCCTTTTGTTGAGCTAACAAATAGTCTTCTGTATATAGCTCTGGCATCAACACCCTTCGTCCCGGAAGTGGGTCTAGTGCGGGAAGAACCCTTGATTTGAATCTAGAGTCTTCTTGTAGTTTAGATAACAGGTCCCCCGGCATCATAGGAGTTCCCACAACAATTACAGGGACTCCTTTTAATGGGATGAACAAGCTTTCTGTCATAAAGTGGTCTTCCACCTTAGTAATTTGACCCATGTTTAAAGGGTTCTCTGGGTCTCTCAAAACGTCATCTGCAATCAAAGCACCATTCACGTGCATACCTCGTTTGAAAGAAAACAACCCACCATGCATTATTTCCATAGGTTGATTGTTCTTATAAAATCTAGCAGAGTAATCTGCTTTTGGGTTCCTGTTTACCAACATTTCTGTAATAACTGGATTCCTAGCAATAACTTTATTTATCTCAGCAATATGATATTTAGCCATGCCATCACTATAAGAAAGATACAGGATAGACATATCTCTAGGAGCAGTTAATAGTCTCCATACACTAAAAGCATGCCCTAGAATAGTCGACTTGAAGTGTCCTCTGGGGAGCACTCCTACGTAATTCATACCTGTCTCTACACATTCTTGTATATCATCCGCCAATACCCCCACATGCCAAGCTTTAAAATATTCTGGGTTATCATAAGACAAGCACCAAATATTCTGAACAAACTCTTTGAACGACCCTACATCATATTTTTGCTGGTCCATAAGACCTTTAGAGAGCAACTCAAAAGCACTCTCCACACTTACATTATCTTTAGGCATTTTTATATGTCCCTATGTTTTTGTTCAATAGCTTTTAATTTTATCCCGATTCTTTGTAGGGTTTCATTATCGGAAATTTCTTCAATCAAAACACTCATGATATCTTGAACAAATTCCATGTTTATCATCCCTTGCAGAAC